AGACACGCAATAGGCTTTGATCAAATGTTCGAAACTCTGAATCGAACCTTTGCTAATAGCAAGAGTGATGGCAATTATCCTCCACACAATGTAGTTAAACTGGATGAAACTCACTATCTAATTGAACTAGCAGTCGCTGGTTTTGATCAGACTGAAATCGACGTTGAGTTAAAAGAAAACGTCCTGACAGTCAAAGGTGAGCGAGCCAAGAAGGAAGATGAGATTGAATACCTACACAGGGGTATCAGCTCACGCAACTTTGTTCGTACCTTCCCATTGGCAGAGAATATTCAAGTCCGTGGGGCATCTGTTAAGAATGGTATTCTTGCTGTAGCACTTGAGCAGGTAATTCCGGAAGAACAGCGTCCCAAAAAGATTGCAATAACCTTCCAGCCGTAGTATAATAAAGGGGGAAATCAATCCCCCTTTATTTTCAATTAGGACCATAATGTCAAATATTGCTGAACCTAAAATCATACCTAAGATCAAAGCTAAGACAGATGTCACTGAACCTGGCAAATACAATGTTATCTACATCAACGATGAAGTCACTACACAGGAGTTTGTAGTAGAGACTCTGGTATTGATTTTTAGTTACCCACACATAGAAGCTGAAGAAATGACTATGAAGATCCATGTAGACGGATCAGCAGTAGTCGCTACCTTGCCCTATGAGATGGCTGAACAAAAAGGAGTCGAAGTCACCCTGTTGGCTAGGAACAACGGCTTCCCGTTAATCGTTAAACTAGAACCGGAGGCGTAATATGGCTATCGATATCATGTTGGATATAGAAACATTGGCCACTAGCCCTGATAGTGTGATCCTTACCCTGGGTGCTATCAAGTTCAATCCGTTTGATCCTGAGGCGGAGATGGGGCAAGCACTTTATGTCAAGGTTGACGTAGATGAACAAGTAAATCTAGGTCGTAAGGTAGATCCTAGCACTGTAGAGTGGTGGGGTAAACAATCTGAAGCGGTTCGTGAAGAAGCACTGGGCGAAGGCGATCGCATCAATCTTGAAGACTTCACCCAACAGATAAACAAGTTTGTAAATTCAGCTAATCGTATCTGGGCTCAGGGTCCTGTATTTGACATTGTCATATTAGAAAATCTATATAGACAGCTGAACAAACCTACCCCATGGCCTTTCTACGTGATTCGTGACAGTCGTACTCTTTTACAAGCATTAGGCGATGACAGACAGCCCGGCCGAGAACAGGCACACAACGCCTTAGCAGATTGCGTTTATCAAGCACAGGCAGTACAGTCAGCAGTACAGAGACATAAACTTACCACATTATAGAGGAACTTATGTATATTATAGTAGGTCAAGATCGTGCTGATGCTCTCAAAGATTCCTATATATTATTGGAATTAGAGGACAAGGCTTTCTGTGTAGTTACAGCGGATCAGATACCTATACAAGAAATACCTCAACTCGAAGAACATAAAGCATTGCATGCCAATCTATTAACTGAGTATATTAATAAGAATTACGGTATATGTAAGCAACATATCGACGAATTGATGGGTAAATTTGGTGGCGAAGCGGATTCTTTCTATCAGACACTGCTAGATAGAATAAGCGCGGTCTAAAATCCTAGTAATAAATATCTATAAGACTGCATTTCTAATATTATGGATATACTCTTACTACTATTACTCCTCCAAATCAAACATTGGTATTCTGACTTCAAAGTCCAGACTTACCAACAGACGGTTAAGAAGGGTATATACGCTGATCCTGTAGGCATTAGCCACAGTCTAGATCACATCTATACCAGCATGATCGTACTGCTGGTATTCTGCTTTTACAAGGTATTACCGGCTGGCGATATAGTGGTTGTATCGATTCTTGAAGGTATAATACACTATCACATAGACTGGGTAAAAGTACGCTTCGGCTGTAAAGATCATACACAACCTCTCTTCTGGAATCAATTTGGATTAGATCAATTAGCCCATCAGGTTACATATCTAGCCATGGCAGCATACTTCCTACTTTAACTACGTATATTTTATACAGCGATTGCCATAAATAGTATATATGGAGATCGCAATGAGAAATCTATTTTTACTCCTAGTTCTGTTGCCATTAACGGCACAGTCTAATGAGTTAATTCAACAATTCAAGAATCCAGCATTTAGCGGTGTCGGGTACAGTAGTCATGTGTTGACTATTGACAGCATTGAAAAGTCACGTAAAGACTCTATCGATGCCCAAAAGAAGTCAGACATCGCCAAGGCAGAATCTGAACTCTTAAACACTCCTTTGAATAGATTCATGAGCCTATTCCAAAGTCAAGTATATGCACAATTATCTACCCAGTTAAGCAACAACCTATTTAAAAACAACTGTACGGCCGCAGATGGTGGCACGATTCCGGGATGTACTAATCCTACTACAGGTAATTTCCTATTAGATGGTAACACTGTGACTTGGTCAAAGACTAGTGACAAAGTCACGTTAACTGTAGTTGATTCTAAAGGTTCTGTGACCACTGTTACTGTACCAATCGCTAGTTTTGGATTTTAGAGGACAGCGATGAGATTATTCAAATTGACTCTATTAACGCTAATACTACTGGTCCTAGTGGGTTGTTCCACTGTACGACCCATAGGAGAAGTTGGTATCAAGGATGAAGCTGTAGTATCGGGGATGCTTGATCGGGGATTCAAATTGATTCCTGAACCAGACGGACCTCCTATTACTGTGGCTATATATGGATTCAAAGATCTAACAGGGCAGAGAAAGCCCAGTGCTACGTTGAGCTTGTTTAGCACGGCGGTCACCCAAGGTGCCGAAGCCTATATGATCAAAAGTCTTAAAGAAGCAGGGAATGGCAAATGGTTTATAGTAGTCGAGCGGGTAGGCTTAGACAATCTATTAAAAGAACGCCAGATGATCAAACAGACCCGTGAGATATACGACGGTGAGAAAGCAAAGATGCTACCGCCCTTAACATTAGCCGGAGTTATGATCGAAGGTGGTATAATCGACTACAATTCAAGTACACTGACTGGTGGTACCGGTGCTAGATTACTTGGAGTTGGTCCGTTTACACAATACACACAGGATCTTGTAGTGATTAGTCTACGATTGATTAGTGTAACCAGCGGTGAGATACTAACCACAGTCACAGTAGAAAAGAATCTGCTTAGTACCAGCGATGGTATTACAGCATTGAAGTTTTTTAATCAAGCAACACAGGCATTTGAGTTTGATTCAAGCCAAACTTTCAACGAACCTGGCAATTATGCTTTACGTTCGGCCATTGAGGCCGGAATAACGGAAATGTTGAGAAAAGGTGAGCAGCAAGGACTTTGGAAATATAAAGAGGTTCCTAAGGAAATTAAATCCGATATGGGATTAAAATTTGAAAAGGACCTGAATAAATAATATAACAGAGGAAGGTTTCACCATAATGCCAACCTCGAAGGACTAAAAATATGAGAAAAACAATAATAACATCATTAATGATAGTAACTTTTTTAATACCAGCGATCGGTATGGCACAGGTAGTAGCGCCTACAGCACCTACTATCCCATCGATGAACACACCAGGAACTGATACCTCTGCGGCAACAGCGGCATTGAGCGGAACTACCAATAAGATCTATTTAGATCAAAGCGGTACTAACCCCAATGTTAACATGACACAGGAAGGTTCAGGTAACACCGCAGGTGATTCCAGTAGAGCGGTTCGGCTGAGAGGTATAGATCAAAGTCTTGTAACCATTCAAAGTGGTGATAACAATACTATTAATTTAGAAGTTACTAATGCTACTTCCGGAGTTAGCCAAGGTGCTACAGTTACTATCCGTCAGATCGGCGACAGTAATACTGTTGATGCAGCCTGCGGATACGGAACAGCCAATGATGGCAGCACATCGCTTACAGGTTGTAAGGCAGCAGACATCAATTGGAGATTCACTGGAGATAGCAATAATTTGCTATATAGAGGTACAGGTAATAACTTGATAAGTCATATCGATGTATCCGGCGATACTAATACATTTGTTGTCGATCAAATCGGTAATACACACAGTCAGGTTATCGGCT